TATCATTGCGCAGGCTGCGAGAAGCCTATCGCAGAGCATCATAAGACCTCGATGCTGGCCAAGGGTGAATGGCGTGCAACGGCGGTTTCCGCCAACCCGAACGCGATCGGCTTTCACCTCTCAGCGCTTTATTCGCCGATTGGCTGGAAAAGCTGGGAACAGATCGCCCGTGACTGGCTGGCAGCCCAAGGCTCGGACGAAATGCTGCGCGCGGCGCGCAACACGCTGCTGGGCGAAACGTGGGTCGAGAGTGGCGATGCGCCGGAATGGCAGCGCCTCGCGGATCGCCGTGAGACGTTTGTGGCCCAGATCCCTGCACGCGGGCTGTTCCTGACAGCAGGGGCTGACGTGCAGAAAGACCGCATCGAAGTCGATGTCTGGGCGTGGGGTCGGGGCCTCGAAAGCTGGCTTGTCGATCACATCGTGATCCCGGGCGGGCCGGATGATCCGGCCTGCTGGAACCAGCTGACGGCCCTTCTTGGCCAGACATGGGTTCATGAACACGGCGCGGTCATGCCCCTAGCAAAGTTAGCCATCGACACAGGGTATGAGACGGCTGCCGTCTACGCATGGGCTCGCATCCAAGGCATCGCACAGGTGGCCCCCGTCAAAGGCTTGGAGGGATTCAACCGAACCACGCCGGTCTCTGGGCCAACCTTTGTTGATGCGACCGTGAACGGACGAAAGCTCAAACGTGGTGCGCGGCTTTGGACAGTGGCCACGGCGACCTTCAAGGCGGAGACCTATCGCTATCTGCGGCTGGAACGGCCGAGCGATGTAGACCGTGCCAGTGGCGTGTCAAATCCAGCGGGCACGATCCACCTGCCAGACTGGGCTGACAGCGAATGGCTAAAGCAGCTGGTGGCCGAGCAGCTCGTCACAATCCGTAACAAGCGGGGCTACGCGCGCCAGGAATGGCAAAAGATGCGCGAGCGCAATGAGGCGCTCGATACCCGCGTCTATGCCCGCGCCGCCGCCTGGATCCTCGGTGCTGACCGCTTCGATGAACGGATGTGGCGGCAGCTCGAAAAACAAGCCGGGGTGGAGACGATCACGGCTGCTGCCAAAGCCGACACTGACAGACCGTCCGAGCCTCAAGCCGGAAGGATTGCCGCCCCGCGCAAGCGCGGTTGGCGGGTAAGCACGCCCAAATACATGGAATAGCGAGTACTCAATGACCCTCGATGATCTCAAATCCCGCCACAGCGCGTTGCTAGCGGCGCGCTACAGCGGCACGCGCTCCGTAAGCTATGATGGCAAAACCCTGACCTATGGCACCGATGCTGAATTGGCGGCTGCTGTCTTTGATATCGAACGGCGCATTGCAAAGGCCGAGCGCGGCGCTGGGCGGATCTCTCACCCTCATGCCGTGAAGGACCTGTGATGAACTGGCGGCAGCGCCTCGGGGCCTTTGTCGGTGGTTTTGATGCTGGCCAGCATCATCGCCGTCTGCGCGGGTTCCAGGCGACGCGCGCGCATGTGAATGCGCTGATTGCGGCGTCAGGACCCGATATCACGGCACGCGCCCGCTGGTTGGTGCGCAACAATGGCTATGCGGCCAATGCCGTTGAAAGCTGGGCTGCAAATACCGTGGGCGACGGGATCAAACCAATCTCGCAAATTGCAGACGCGGCGCACAAAGAAGAGCTGCAGCGCCTTTGGTTGGCCTGGACCGATGAGGCTGACAGCGAAGGTCTGACTGATTTCTATGGGCTGCAGCGGCGTGCGGCGCGTGAGGTGTTTCTGGCCGGTGAGGTTTTCTTCCGGATCAGGCCGCGCCGCACGAACGATGGGCTTTCCGTACCACTACAATTACAGATGTTGCCCGCCGAGATGTTGCCGCTGCATCAGACGGGGGTGGCTGGCAATGGCCATGCTATCCGTCAGGGGATCGAGTTCGACCGGGTTGGACGCCGTGTGGCTTATCACTTTCTCCGGCGGCACCCCGGCGACAGCACTGATCCGGGGCTGGCTGGAGAAATGGTCCGCGTGCCCGCCTCAGAGGTAATCCATGTCATCGACCCGGTGGAGGCAGGACAGCTGCGCGGGGTCTCAAAGCTGGCGCCGGCCATCGTAAAGCTGTTTCTGCTCGATCAATATGATGATGCCGAGCTCGACCGCAAAAAGGTCGCGGCAATGTATGCGATGTTTGTGACCTCCCCCGCCCCAGAAAATCCCCTGCTGCCATCTGAAGATGACGACATGTTGGGCGGGTTCGAGATCAGCCCAGGCCAAATCGTGCGTCTGGATCCGGGCGAGGATGTGACCGTGGGCCAACCTGCGGATTCAGGGGCGACTTACGAGCCGTTCCAATACCGCACGCTGCTGCAGGTCGCCTCGGCGCTGGGCATTCCTTATCCTTATCTGACGAATGACATGGTGAAAGGTAACTTCTCGAACTCGCGCTTGGCGCTGATAGAATTTAGACGCCGCGTCTCGGCCTGGCAGCACTCGGTGATGGTCTATCAGCTGTGCCGACCGATTTATGCGCGCTGGATGGATGTCGCCGTAATGTCCGGCGCATTGGACCTTCCCGGCTATGAGGTCGACCGGTCGCGGTTGCTTGCGGCCAACTGGCTACCCACCAAGTGGGATTGGGTCGACCCCCTGAAGGATGCCAATGCCGAGATTGCCCAGATCGAGGCAGGTCTCAAATCACGCACGCAGGCCATCGCCGAGCGTGGCTATGACGCGGAACAAGTCGACCGCGAGATCGCGGCTGAGCGCGCACGCGAGCGATTACTCGGCCTGGACTTCCGCCGCCCCGGCTCGCCCGCGCAAGGTGTGCAGGCTTTGCCGGGCCCTGCACAGGACGGGGACCAAGACGGCGATAAAGACCCAGCAGATGAAACCTATGACGCGGAAGACCCTTCGCGCAACAATGAGGACTAGACCTGATGCTGCATGCCCGCATTGCTGCACGCGCCTTCAATACGCCGCTGCTGGTTGAGCCTTCCAAAGCCATGGCGTTTCTGTCCGGCCTTGGGCCGCGCATCCTCGGGCGCCAGGTCGAGACGCTGGATCAAGGCCTCGCGTTGGAAAGCGCCCCCATGCCAACAGCCCGCGCCAGCATTTTGGCTGGTGGGCTGCTGGACGATTACCCCCAACATGGTGAGACGCCCTATCCTGTGCTCGACGGCATTGCTGTAATCCAGATTGCAGGCGTGCTGATCCACCGCGGGGGCTGGATCGGCCAGTCCTCTGGCCAGACCAGCTATGAGGGGATTGCAGCACAGATTGACGCGGCAGCAAGCGACCCGTCCGTGCGCGGCCTTGCGTTGGAAATTGATAGTTTTGGGGGTGAAGTTGCGGGGGTATTTGACCTTGCAGATCGCATTTGTGCAATTCGCGCCAGCAAACCCGTCTGGGCGTTTGTGGCTGAACACGCCTTTTCGGCGGGCTATGCGCTGGCCAGCCAGGCCGACCGCATCTTGCTGCCCCGCACCGGGGCTGTCGGCAGTATCGGTGTCGTAGTCATGCACGCTGATCTCAGCGGTCAGCTGGATCAAAAGGGTATTCGTGTGACGCTGGTCCATTCAGGGCGGCACAAAGTTGACGCCAATCCCTATGAGCCGCTTCCAGCCACTGTGCAGAGCGACATTCAGCGCGAAATCGATGTGTTGCGGTTCCTCTTTGCAGAAACGGTGGCCGCAGGACGGGGCGTGCGACTTAACCAGGAGGCTGCACTCGCCACTGAGGCCGCCAGCTTTCGCGGGACCGAAGCTGTGGCAGCAGGTCTTGCCGACGAAGTCATCGATATGCAGCGCGGCTTTGCCGCCTTTCGACAAAGCTTGTCCCCGATCCGCGCATCTGTCCCATCCCACGTGGCCTCCAAGGCCCAAATTCAATCCCGAAAGGATCCTCTCATGAGCAACGACACCTTGCCACAAACCGAACCAAACCCCGATGACGCGCAAGACGGCCAAACGCAGAGCGATATTGCCGAAAATAGCGGCACAGATCCCGAAGCGCCGCCTGCTGCTGCATTTGCTCCCACACCTCCCGCAGCCTCGGGATCACCAAAGGCTGACCCCACCTCCGCCCTCCAGACATCCATGCGCGCGGAACTTTCCGCACAGCTTCGCCATGAAGCAGCAGAGATCACCGAGATCGCAGCGCAAGCGGGACGCCTCGGCATTGCCATCGACGCGGCAAAAGCCCTGAGGGAAGGCACCACGCCTGCGGCGCTGCGCCGTTCAGTGTTGGAGCACGCGGCGGCGGCAGCCGATGCGCGGGATGTGGTGGCAACAGCCCCCGCTCCGGCGGCGTCTCCAAACAGCGAAAGCCCTATTGTTGCGGCAGCTAAACGCGCCGCGGCTTCTGGCGCAAAACGCTAAGCGGTTCCACAGCCGTCATACTCCCACGGCCGTCCTAAAATTCCGCCGCTCCTGCCCAGCGGTGAATTGCTTATTCCTCCATCCCCAGAAGGATCCCCGACATGACTGTCCTGACCCAACCGCCCAGCCTGGGCGATATCCTCAAATATGAGCTGAACCCAAACTATACCCGAGAAACCGTCACCCTGCTGGCTGGGACCGCCTATCCCGTGGGTGCTGTGCTGGGCCGCATCACCGCCAGCGGCAAATACAAACTGGCGACCTCGGGCGGCACGGATGGCGCGCAAACAGCAGCTGCCATGCTACTCTACCCGGTCGATGCGTCTGGCGCTGATAACACCGGTCTTATCATCATACGCGGCCCCGCCATCGTTTCCAAAGCCGCCCTCGTTTTTGACACCACCGTCGATGATTCAGCCAAAACAGCGACCAAACACGGCCAGCTCGCAGCGCTGGGCATCATTCCGCGCGATAGCGCCTGATCAACCCGCCCGCCTTTCCTCGCCCTCATTCCCCCGGAGTTTTCCATGACAATCACCCGCAACCCGTTTGACACGGGCGGCTATTCGCTCGCCGAGATGACGCAGGCGATCAATATCCTGCCCAACCTCTACACCCGTCTTGGCCAGATCGGCCTCTTCCGCTTTGAAGGCGTCACACAGCGCTCAATTGTCATCGAGCAGCGCGAAGGTGTGTTGAGCCTCCTGCCGTCCGTCCCGCTGGGCGCACCTGCAACGGTGGGCAACCGCGAGGCGCGCTCAATGCGCTCTTTCGCCTTGCCCTGGATCCCGCATGACGATGTGATCCTGCCTGCTGATGTTCAGGGCATGCCAGCGCTCGGCCTATCGGACGCTGCCGATCCGCTGGTCGAGGTGATGAACCGCAAACTCACGCTCATGCGCCGCAAACATGCCCAGACCCGCGAATATATGGAGATGAACGCCCTTCGCGGTATCGTGAAGGACGGCGCTGGCACCACGCTTTACGACTACTTTTCTGAGTTCGGCCTTGAGAAGATCTCAATCGACTTTGTCTTTGGCACTGCTGGCACAAACGTGCAGGGCAAAGTCCGCAACGTGCTGCGCGCGATGGAAGACACCCTGCTGGGTGAGACCATGACCACCGCGCATGCGCTGGTCAGCTCGGAATTCTTCGACAAGCTGATCAGTCACCCCAAGACCGAAGAGGCCTACAAGTTCTTCTCGGCCACCGGTGGTCAACCGCTGCGCGAGGACATGCGACGAGCCTTTCCTTTTGCTGGCATTCTCTTTGAGGAATACAATGGTTCCGTCACCCTCTCGAACGGCACCTCCGAGCGGTTGATCCCCACAGGTGAAGGCATCGCGTTCCCTTTGGGCACATTTGATACCTTTACCACCTATGGCGGGCCTGCCAACCTTCTGGAGACCGCCAATACCATCGGCCTGCCGCTCTATGCCCGCCAAATGATCGACGCCAAGGGGCGCTGGATCGATCTGATGACCGAAAGCTCAATCTTGCCGGTCAACAAGCGGCCCCGCATGGCGATCCGCCTGCACTCTGGCAACTGAGGCACCGCATGACCTCTGCCTTCGCTATCGCAATCGACGGGATCTTCCGCGATCCGCACATCGCCCGGGACGCGGTCTATATCGCCCAAGGCGGCACTCAGATCCTCATCCGTGTGGTCACACGCCGCGCGGATGAGATCACCGAGTTTGGCGCGGCACGACTTTGGTCAGACAGCACGCGCATTGACCTGCGCGTCGCCGAAGTTCCAAACCCGCGACCGGGCGACCGGATCGAGATTGACGCGGAGGCCTTCCTTATTCAGGGCGAGCCCGTGCGCGACCACGAGCGGCTTATCTGGACCGTAGATTTGAGACCTGCATGAAACTCGACATTACAATCTTCCCCAACCTCGCCGCTATAATGGCAGCAGAAATCAAGGCGGGCGAAAAGGCGGTCACAGCGGCGATGCGCGCAGTCGGGGCACAGCTTAAATCCGACTGGCGCGGGCAGATTACGCAAGCGGGGCT